TTATTTCTTTAAAAATAATGCTCTCTCTGCTTCACGGCGGCGAACCAAACCTTTCAACACACTACCGCCCGCTTTATTCCATACCAGAAATTGATCCGCTGCAGCTTTATAATCTAAAGCATTCAGATACTTCACTAAAGTTGACGTTTTAAAAGCATTAGTCCCGATGTTATAAGCTAAAGAAACCAATGCATCGAATTGATTTTGTGAGAGTGGAATATTCACAGCATCATTTACAGCCGTTTGAAAGCGCCTCAAATCATGTTGAAAAAAGGACTTTGCTTGTTCTAAGGTACAACTATCGCCTTTCTTTACAGCTACACCATTTGGATAAATCGTTGTCCCGTAACCAATGGTCCATACTCCCACACCGTCGTCATAAGCTTTCAACTTTAAATCTTCAAAACTGGTAATAAGTTGAATACCTACAGAACTTATGGTCATTTCAGAATCAATTGCGATTTCTAGCATATCGGCAACATCATAGGCTGTTGCTACATGCATTAATTTATCAGTGGCATCGACTTGTTTTTGGGTCAGTTTTCCACCACTGATTTTACGTAAATAATCAATGATCGCTTTCATGATTCCTCACCTACTTTTTTGCTAATCATTCGATCTACCCAAAGTGTGCCTTTGAAGCCCACAATACCACCCACAAAGATTGAAAGCTGTATAGGTAACGCTAAATACTCTAATGCACTCACAACCGTTAACGTTAGACATCCACACAATACAGCTTCTAACCAGTCAATCTTTCCACGTTTCTTGAGTGATCTCACGATTGCTACAATCACTGACAGAATTACGGCGACAACTGTAAGGTTATGCGCATCTAACCAATCAATTACATATTTAAGATAATCTTGCATTCACTTTTCTCCAGGTAATAAAAAACCGCCTTTCGGCGGTCAACTAAAAATATAACTATTCCAAAGTTACTTTATCTTCAATAACAAAATAGAGTGCGTTGTTATTTAATGGAATAATAAAAAATCTTACAATTACCCCACTTGGTTGAGACATTTTTGCAAAATAAACATCTAAATCATCTACATTTACATCTTCACTAAAGCACCACATAAGATAATCCAAGATACGATAAGCTAAATACTTTTTACGCTCAGTTGTATCAACTATAACACCTAATGGTTTAGTTAATAGATAATCCTGTATTAGCATTTCAATTTTAAAAAAATTAATTTTCCCGTAGGTAAAATTCAATCCAATATAATTATTATAATGCTTAAAAAATTTTTCTTCTACTGATAACAAGAGATCATTATCTACATCAAAGATGTATAGATTCTTTTCTCTTATATCACCATCAATTTCTGCAAGGCCTTTTAAAAATCCCGACATAAATATGACAGAGTCATTAATTAATTCTACTATTCAACCATACCTAATAATATTTTTAATCGTTTATATCAGCATCATATGCTATTGAGCAGCGGCCTTATAAATCTAAAATAAAATTTCGACTTAATTCCTTCAAATAAAAAAATAATCACACCATTTTAAAAATGATCTTCTATCTTTAAATATTTTAATTAAAACAGTATTTAAAATGTTAATTTATTCAGCAATTACTAAAAAACCTACAGTTCCAATAATCTTTCATAAATATCTTTTAGAACCCACAAATTTTCCCTTATAGTTTTCACTTAAAAATTCTTTAATAAGATATTTTTGCTCATTACTAAAAATATGACTATCCTCTTGCCAACGTGTCTCTAACCTAATAACAAAGCTATTCATATAAGCTTTATTATGATCTGTTGTTAAAAAGTGGTAAATAGCTGCAGGTAAGAAGAACTTAAATCCTTTTGTATCTAGAAAACTACAAGAGTCACCAAAATAGTAAAGATACTCATAACTAACATCTTTCCATGTTTTAATGCCTTCTTGGGTTCTACTACGAGCTGAAACAGCCATCAAAGCAATTTTTGTATAATACTCAGGCCATTGAAAATTATATTTTAGAATTAAATCTTCTGCCGACATATTTAACGCACATAAATAGTTATCATCTATCTCATCAAAGTATCTATAATGTGTATCATAAAAATCACTCTCTAATAATGAGTAAGAGTCACTTAAATCAAAAGTCGGAAAAAATTTTTCAAGATATTCCATTGTAACATTATTCACTCTTAAATCTCACAATATTTACAAACCTTTATAATGATTTTAATTAGATAGTTTAAATTAGCTCAATATTCTCTAATGCTTTGTTAAGTCTTTCTTTCTCAATATTAGCACCTAATGCATAGTGCAAAAACTCTTTTAGTAAGAAAATTTACTCTTTGCTAAAATATTTTAATAACTTTTCTATATTCTCATATGTATTAGCCCAAATAAGCCGATCAAGCCAAGATGTAAAGCTGTTAGAATAAAATGTATCATTATCATTTAAGAAGTGTTTCATAATCGCAGGTGTGTAAAATAAGTATGCTTGAGGTTTTAAATAGCTATAACCTGAAAAACAAATATTTAAATATAAAGCAGGTATATCTAAAGGGCTACTAAATCTATTAGCCATTTTTCTCTTTTCTTTGATAGCTTGAATTGCCTCGGCTTTGTCTATAGAGAGCCATCCACTTGTTTCAATAAAACGAATTTCCTGATCTCTCCATTCCTCTTCCGTTAAATTTTTATCAATTCGTTTTTCATCGAAATACCAATGGCTTGTATCAGCATAATCCTCTTCAGCAAGGGTATAATCATGACCTAAAGTTAAATTTTTGAACCCCGTCTCTACTTGTATTAATAAAGTTTCAGAGTTTTTATGCTCTAATAATTTATTCCAATTCGTAGGTATGAACTGTTCATCTTTTTCTTCTACTACACTTGAAGTTTTAATCCTCATATTCTCAGCAATCAAAACAAGAGCGATTGAAGGGTCATTAAAAGAAAAAGTGAACTCAAGCTTTTGATTTAACATATATTTCACAGTACAATCAACAATATAAAATTGTCCGCTACTCAAGTCGTTTGTAATACTAAATTTATGAATTGATGCCTTTTCAAAAACAACCAATGCCTTTTCCAATGAATACTTTTCATTTTCAAAGTATGAAAAAATATGAATGTATAGCAGAACATTCATATTAAATGTCTTCGGATCTACATCTAATAAAAAGCCATACAATCTCGCATCATGTAAATATCCTAATAATTGATCAATTTTCTCACTCATGTTTTTATAAACCCCATTATTTTCAAATAGCTTATTTTACTTTCTAGTTAAAAGTCACGTACAAACCAAAAGAATATTTTGTGACGTTAAGATTCAGATATAGTCTTTATCCTTTAAGTAATATTGATCAGTGTAGTTTATCGCGGTAATTGAAGATTCAGCACCACCACCCGACTTTTCAGTAATTAAAAATAGATCTCGTTTACTATGCGTATCTGTTGTGACTAAATAAGTTGAGGCGCTAATATTTCCCTCGGATTCAAACACAATTAAAGAAGTAGGTGCACGTGCAAGTAGGACTTCATATTCACTTGTACCTTGAGTGACTTCAATTACATCCACTTGCTTATTTGGCATTTGCAAATGAATCACATATGTTTCACCTAGTGTGAGCAGACAAGGTTGGGACAAAGTTAAATACAAACCACCTTGTTCAAGCACAGAATCCGAACTGATAAGCATTGGTCGTGTATCATCAGCAACTAGAATTAAATCATTTCGAGTGATCAAATCAGCTTAATGATATGCGCCAAATTCTACAGACCGCTTTTGATACTTGATCTTGTTCAATGCACGGTAAGCTAAAAGCATAGCTTTCTGAAAATTCGTAATTCCCTTTATTTCCAATTCTTTTATATTGACATCAGGTAGCTTTTGACTAGGTTCGGACACCCAAACTGTCTGGAATGTCTGCTCATTCCGTTTCACCTCAATATTCAGGTATTAAAAAACCCACCGAAGTGGGTTATGTTTAATCTGTATATGAGCTTTGTTTACTCAATATAGTAGCTGTTGCCATCAGAGCTATTGAAAACTAAATCTAAAGTAGGGTAAATAAATTCACCTTTTAACAAAATATATTCAACGTTTGGTTTCTGAACTCTAGATGAATAGTTGATTGTATTAGCATTTACTTCTGTATAATTTGCTTGCGCTCTTTTTTCTTTACCTTGGAAATCAATAATTGTAATGTCTTTTAGCATTAACATGCTCCAATTTAATTATACATACTATGCTTAACGACACATTTATACTATCAATATTTCATATGGAACTATATTTAATTAATTTTTATAAATTTTAATCAAATACATCAATAAAAATTATATATGTGTGCTTTGTGTACCCCTACTTGAAATTTGGATAGGTCAATTTCAGAATTAAAAGGATAAGACTCAACAGCTTATATATAATTGATTTTATTTATGAAATAAGTCATCGAGATAAACTTCATTTCTAGGACATATCAACACATATAAGTCTTAAAACTACCGCAATGTAACGGCGTTTAAAGCGTACTATGAACTCTCCCTAGTGAAGATAAGAAGATAAAAATGTCAGGTTTTAAAAGTTTTTCTCAGAATACAACTAACCATGCAAATATCCTCAAATCTCAAATACACAAGCATTCTGCAGCAACACCACCTACTGAAACTCAACCGACACAAGTTCCTGGCACCGTAAAGGATCTGCCTGAGAATAATGAACAACCTGATCCTAATAACAAATAATTTCTTATTAACAGTGCCTTGGACGTTGTTTTGAGGCTCTGCTACTACAAAGAATAAATTAGTGCACTGATTTATTATACTATTAACTACTTTTATCAATTTGATTTGTTTAGTTATTTAAGAAATTGCAGCCATTCATACCAGAAAATTGATATAACTAGTCTCTCAGATATGAGGGGCTTTTTTAATTGGATTTTTTTCTTAACCAATATTTATCTGACCGACTCTCTATAAAATTAAACCCACCAAAATGGGCGGGCTTATTTTCAATCTCAAAATTATGAAAGGTATGGGTGCTTTTGAGCCAAGTAACCATTCGCTATTTTTGTTGTCTCAGCATAGGTTAGCTCAGCGCAAAGCCAAAACCGATAAGTGTTTTCACCAACAATGTAAGTTTGACGATTGTATGTAGACTTTTTTTCAGCGTTAATTTCACTCGCTTCAAAATACGTTCCTTCACGACCTGTAATTACTTCCCCATCTAAATCGCCACCAATACAAATATACATTTTAAGAATCCATAATTATGAATCTCAGCTTAACACATAAAATATAAAGCCCCACTATCACATCTGTGTTAGCAGGGCTTTATGCGCCGTAATCCGTTTGGCAAGTGGTTTTCAATACGCTTTTGTAAGTAATAAAAAACCTCCCGAAGGAGGTTAAATAAGAATTATCTATAAAACTAATAAGTTGAATGCATCCTTAGTGTTCTTTTCAATAGCTTTTCTCGGCTTGTAGAAAATGCAATCTGTATTAGAATCAGTACCAAAATTTTTAGTGATTAAGAAGGCATCAATATTATCAAATTGCCTAGTAATATTTGGAAAATTTTTAGTATCTTCCTGAAGTGGCTCTATTTTTTTTAACAAGTTTAGAAAATTCGTTAACTCATAGAATTCATTTATAAACTTTGCTATATCACTATAGGAGTAATTTACATTATTTCTTCTAACAAATATCTTAATAGAAGAGTCAAGTTCTCTTTTTGCTTCATTGCATTTTTCAACTTCTGAAAGGATCATGTCAATCATTTTTCGAAATTCTTTCCGATCCTCAGTATCACTATTAATATCGTAATGCTTAATGTCTGCTATCTTCCAAACAGCTAATAACTCATTTTCATAAGTATCATATTTTCTTATTACTTGTTCTGCCGAATCAGCTCTACGCTTCATTTGCTCTTGCTTCATCCAAATCCAAAAACCAAGAAACAAAATTAGTGGTGTAACAAATAGGCTTAATACTTTGTACCCATGAGCAGAAAAGTAAATTATTAACAATGTCCAACACATAAAAAGAAAAACTGGGAAAAGATTTAAGATTTTGTTTTTCATAATAGTAAGTTTATAAAATTCAATAATACCAGTTCGATTAATAACAAAAAAGCCCACCTTTTGGTGAGCTTTTAAAAACTTAGTGAACTAATATAACTTCGCTAACTATAGCAGGAATATACCACATCCTTTGTACAGGGTCAAGCAACTAGTTAAAAGCATGCCATATGCTTTTGTCTCGCAAGGGATACCTCTTTAATTGCATTCGGATTTCCTGTTAAAATTGCTCTCAAATAAGCTGACATATACAGCAAATTATTCGACTGCTTAATGATGGTATATATTAACTCTGTTGGATATCCAGTTATGTTTCTTCTAACAGCATGCAATCCTGAATGTACAAATGAATTCATTGCATCCCAAGAATAATTTTTCAATTCCATTAAAGCCAATACAATATTATGAGCTGGTGTTTGTGCGGATAAAAGTTCTTCAAGCATTTTCGAGAGAGATGGAAAAGCTTTCTTATTTTTTATTACTCTCGCCTCTTCCAACTCACCAACAATCGAATCAATATCTTCGTCTTTAGACACATAGAATACCCAAAAACTTTTGACTAATGCTTCGTATTGCAAGCGAAATAAAGCAAAAGATGAAGCATGGCATTTCGTTTTAAATAAATATCTAAGGCCTGCTGAATGTTCCACTGATAGCATCGCTAGGCTTGCTACAGCTAACAGTCTTTGTGAGTCATTATACAAATCAAGATCAATTGACGGCGATATAAGTTCAACTTCAAGTTGATGAGATTTATTTAATAAATTTTTTATATCATCATAGTTATGCATATTCACTTCCAAAATCAAATCACTCTATAATCTAAATACTTATTAAATTTAAACCACATAAAATAAAAGACTTTTAGGGGCGTTAATGTCTTCGAACTTAGGTACAATTCTTTCATTCATAGCTAGCTTAGCTATTGTCACACCTATATTAAAGTTTTTCTTTCTGCCATCGTATAGAACTTATTTAAAAAGAAGTAAATACGTTGAAAAAAGAGAGCTCCTCCAAACTTACTACAATGATACTTATCTAAAAAGAAATGAAAAAAATAAATTCGTTCTACAAGAAGATACCAATGTATTAATGAGTCATGACAAATACTCATATCAATTAATTTTCCAGATTCTAGAATCCAATTCCCAATATTTTTACAGAATGATAGACAATTTAAAATTCTGTAACTGGTATTTAAAAGAAGTAAAAAATGGTGATAATTTTATTTTAACCTGCAGGTTTTCAAAAAAAAATTTAAAATTAATTTTTAACTCATTTTTAACTTTATACCTCGTTGTAGGATTGTTTTGGTTTTTTGGAAATTTATTCTTTTACATAACCACTGGTAAGATCTTGAATAACACTATTCTTGATTTAATCATCATCTGTACTTTGCTACCTGCTTTTGCTGCAGGTAAAGCAAAAGCGACTTTAAAATTATCAAAAATTTTAGATATTAAGTTTAAAGACGATTAAAACTCAATAAACCCATACCGACAATGCAACGCAGCCAAGCCACATTTCACATCCATACGTGCATCCATCTGACTGCGTTCATCTGTCACCATCTCAGCCCATGAGTTGCCATAAAAGTAACGATCGATGATTGCATCCATCCAATCATCCATAATCTCAGACTGACCAAACATATCTAATATCAAACGTTGCTCGGCGCGAGCTTCATTGTCATTGATTTGGCAACTTATACGGCTGTTCTTGATTTTAGGCGGTTCAAAGTCCCCTGCTAAATAATCAACAATGATCTGTTGCTGCTCCTTTTTAGAGAGCTTTTTATACTTTCTCGCTTTGGCTGCACTGTCCATCGCTATAGCAATCGGATTAACAATACGACCACACGTACCCATTGCAGATAACATCCAAGCCCCGAACTGGTAGAGCCAGTCTTCCAAATCAAATCGAGTCCAATCTACACTTTGCAAGATATGTTGGTTTACTACTGCAGCATTCATTCTCTATTCCTCAAAACTTAGCAAATCGTTTAAATACCAACATGGCTGCATCACGCGCATGTTCATTGGTTCGACCTTTCCAACCTGTCATTCGGATAAAGTCTGTCGCTTGCTTTTTGGTGGCATTGGCTGCAGGGTGAATCATCTTGTAGGTGTAGCCCTGCTCTTTGCACCAGTCTTCCCAAATCTGAGCATCTCGTTTTACAGATCCAACGCCTTGAGCTTTTTCTCGTCCACCTGTAAACCATGTACGTTTTCTAGCGTCTTCGATATATAAGCAGACGTTTTGCGCTCCCCATATGCCAATGTACTTTTGCACTTTGGTCATGGCTTGTGTGATGGATAGGCTTTCCACCTGTTCAAGTTCTCCGCCGTTGCCTCGGTCAGCAGCTACGGCGAATCCTGTATTCACTCCAGTATCTATTCCGATCAAGATTTTCATGCTTGCATCACCCCTAGCTCGTTTTTGTTGTTCAAGAACATTTGATTCACCAAACCGATGTATCCACACCAACCAAACACGTCGCTCCAGTAAGACCATGTGCCGTTGTGGTTTTGCCAAAATGTTCCATCGTTTTCGATATGTGTTGCGCCGTGAGGAATCATGCTGCCTCCTTCAAGTTGCCGCTAAATCCGACTTGCTTGAGGTAGCCTTCCCATTTTTTGGCTTGGGTTGGGTTTTGTAGTTTTACGGCGATACGTGCTGCCAGTTTTTCAAATGATTCACCTGGTTCGCTGTACTTGCTCGAAAATTCAGGATGGTGTGCAAGTTTCTGAGCAAAGCTCGTAATTTGTTTGTCGCTAAGCTGCTTTGGATTTTCGGATGCACTGGTTTTGCTGTATCCCGTTTTTTCGGTGTTTGAATATTTGCTTCGGTAGGCGTTTAGCAACCAATCGGCAAAGTGAAAATTCATGAGTGCATCGCAAAGGGATTTATCTTGGTTGTAAATCTCGAATGCGCGTTTTTCTCGTTCAGCCCATTTTGCGTTCAAGATGGTTTCTGCTTCGATGCTGTCATCCGCCAATGAAATTTCTTCACGAAGTTTTTTCAAGCAAAACCAGTCTTTTTTATTTTTAGATTCTTTGGTAGATTCCGTGTACCACTGTTGGGACTGTTAGGTGGGATTGTTGGTACTCTTTCATGGGAAGAGTGGTACTGTTCCATTGTTGGTACTGTTCGACTTTCGGTACTGTTTAAATCGGGACTTTCCTGTTTAAAGAGTTCCGTTGTTGGTACGGTTTTATTTTCTCGTCCTGAAACGCCACACAAGCGATAAACTTTGACTTGTTTGGTTACTCCTTTTCTTTCACCAGTATCAGCAATCAATCCATCTTCGATTAATTCAGCAATGATCTTCATCACTGTTTTACGGTCAAGTGTGGTGTCGTCTCTTAGTCGGTTAATACTTGGGAAACAGGTATGGTCTTCTCCTGCTCGATCGGCAAGTGACAACAGCACTAATCGTTTTAGTGCTTTTAAGCTGCCGCTCGCTCGTTCAGGGAATTGAACATCCCATGCCCATTTGGTTGCATCTAAGCTCATGGGGTTACCTCTTTTTTATCGTCTACGCACTGGTGTATCTGCGTATCGAGTTCAGCCAATATTTCGTGGAGTCGGTGGATTACCCTAGACATGTCTAGTGCTTCCCCGCGTGTGATGCGTCCGTCTGCCATCATTTCTTTAAATAGCGTGTAGACGTTTCCGCCTTTCATTCCAAAGGTCAGGACGAGATCGGTTAATGCGGTGTCTCGGCTTTCGGGTATGTCAGGCAGGTTGATCGCCACTTTGCCGTGTTGGGCATTGAGGCTTTGCAGTATTCGGTAGTCATTGGTGAGTGCCATCAATTTTGAGGCTTCGAGTAGCGTCAAGTGATGGGTGTCCGTGTTCGGATTGACTTTGCTGTTGAGTACGGCGGGACTTTTGATGCCCATACGTGGAGCAAGTGCCGATGCGCCGCCTTTGTAGTCATGCACAGTGTTGTAAGCAGCATCTAATATGTTCATATCGAGTTCCTTTGAACGTTTTTATTCGATGGGTGCTTGAATAAACTTAGTGTTATGTTTTGCTTTCTTTGGATTTCCAATGGCTAATATTGTTTCTTTGTCAAAGTTGTTAGACATTTCAGCAATAATTGATGAGTAATCACTTTCACCTGTGTATTCCGATCTAGGTAATGAATTTTTTTCAATCCATTTATAAATTGATCGATCACTAAGTTGAACGGCTAACGCTACAGTTGAAACACCACCCGCATCGTTAATAATTTCCTTGACTGTGCTCATTATCAATCCAGAGTTGAACTATTGGTTCAACAATATCACGAACTGATAGTTCCGTAAATATAATTTAAGATTGAACCATTAGTTCATAATTGTTTGGAGCATTTAGCCCAGACTTAAGGTGTTATATGACCGTCCATACTGATAAAGTTAAAGAAGAATTCTCTAAGCGTCTCCATACAGCTATGGATGCTGCAGGATATCCAGTACGAGGACGTGCTCGTGTTCTTAGTCAGAAATTTTCTATTTCAGATAAAGGTGCAGGAAAATGGCTTAATGCCGATGCTATTCCAGAAACATCAAAAATCCCCTTATTAGCTAACTTTTTAAAAGTAAATTCTGAATGGCTCATCTCAGGTTCAGGTGAGATGGCATTAAGTTTTAATTCTAATAATGAAAAACATGATAGTAATACTTCCAACCCGTTTCCTATTGCAGGTCGATTAGTCCCTGTTATCTCCTGGATTCAAGCAGGTTCATGGACAACTGTAGAAGCAGTTCCTGCTGGTACACAATTTGAAGAATGGTTACCACCGAATCCCAAATGTGGAAAACATGGCTATGGTCTAGAAGTTGTTGGTGAATCAATGCTTCCAGACTTTAGACCCCATGACAAAATATATGTAAATCCTGACTTTCAAATAAGTGATTTAAAAACAGGTGATTTGGTTATCGTTGCATGCGACGAGGAAACAGAAGCAACTTTCAAGAAATTGATCGTAGAAAGCAACGGTATGTATTTAGAACCTTTAAATCCTAAATGGCTTGAAAAAATCATGGAGCTTCGTGAAGGATGCAAATTGGTTGGTAAAGTTGTAGGCCTTTATAGGGATGTTTAAATTATATAATTCAAATAATTGTTTCAAAATTCTTTTATAAATAATAAAGTATACCTTTGTATATTTTGTATTAGCAGAAAATAGGCGATGAATCAAACCAACTTAGTCAATGAAATATCCCCGCTTCTAAAATGGGCTGGTGGAAAAAGATGGTTTGCAAAAAAACACTTATCGCTACTTCCTGAGAAATATAATACTTATATCGAACCGTTCTTTGGTAGTGGGGCTACTTTCTTTAAATTAAAACCCGAAAAAGCGATCATCAATGATATAAACAGTAAATTAATGAATGTTTATAATTCAATTAAACTTAATCCTATAGAAGTAGAAGCTCTTCTAAAAATTCATCATAGTAATCACTCAAAAGATTATTATTATTATATCAGAGACCTAGAGCCAGATGATTATTTAGAACAAGCAGCTCAATTTTTGTATCTAAATCGTACCTGCTTTAATGGTATCTATCGTGTCAATTTAAAAGGTAAATTTAATGTCCCGATAGGTACTAAGACAGAAGTATTACTAGAAAATGATGATTTTATTAAAGTTTCAGAATGTTTACTGAATGTTGAAATAATGAATCAAGATTTTGAAAAAATTATAGATATGGCAGATAAAGGGGATCTTTTATTTATAGATCCACCATATACTGTAAGGCATAACAACAATGGTTTCATAAAATATAATGAAAATTTATTTAGTTGGGAGGATCAAGTAAGATTACATGAATCTTTAAAACGTGCACACAATAGAGAAGTAAAAATTTTATGTACAAATGCAAATCATCAGTCAATACATGATTTGTATGAAGAAGATTATTTCAATAAAAATATAGTAAGTAGATATAGCTCTATATCGGGGAAAAAATCTTCAAGAAATCAATATGAAGAAGTTGTTATTAGAAACTACAAATAGAGATTTAACCATGAACCAACTTAATAACTTAGTAAATAACTCATCCACTTACAAAAATCCAATTAGTGCATTAAGAGAATTTCTCGATAAAGAGGAAAAACTTGAAAGTGCAAGAAATGTTAAAGAAATGCGCTTTGTGGGTTATGTTCTAGAATTAGGTTATGATACAGCTAAAATCATTACGAGTGATATATATAAAATAGCTGTAGGTGGGATTCCTAGAGGTTCTTTTCTTATTATGGCACCTACAAATTTTGGTGACCTCCCTCCTCACTTTACATTGTTAAGAGTTACAGGTGTTTCTCCAACTCCATTAAGTACACATGTTCAACAAACTTACTTTGAAATGCATAAGAAAGCTATGCCTGAATTAGATGTATGGACACAGGCAGAACTCCAATGGGGTGCATTAGACTGTGATGTTTTAGGTATGTTTTATGCACATCCTGAAAATATGTCTCAATTGTCATTTTCTGGCGATGTTAATAATGTTGTAAGTGCTCATCGTTACAAGGTATTTTCTCCCGAAGATAAATTACTTAATCTTATTGTTAATGGTTTAGTCAAAGAAAAATCTAGATTTGAATTAGGCCAATTAAGAACAATGGAGTGTTCATTAAGATCTGGTACAGATAATAATATTAAGACTTCAACTTTTATTTCACTTGAAGATTTTAAAGGCTGTCGTACTGCGATGTTTGGGAAAACACGTTTGGGAAAATCAAATGTCGTTAAACTTATTGCTCAAGGAATGATTGAATCAACAAAAGATGAAAAAACCGTAGGACAATTGATATTTGATATAAATGGTGAATATGCTAACGATAATCCTCAAGATGGAAATGCATCTCTACGCTCAGCATATGCTAGCGAATGTGAAGTTTATGCATTAACAAAGCGTGAAGGTACTCCATCCAAACCACTTAAAATTAATTTTTATGAGACTCCAGATGAGAGCCTCGCTATTTTAGGTGCTTTTCTAGATGGAGATAATCAAAATTCTATTTACATTCGAAGTTTCGCATCAGTAGTCCTTCCTTCTATTGACGAAATTAAATCTATTGAGCCAAATGATCGTGATCGAAAAATACGAAAAATACAAATTTTTTGGGCTATATTACATCGTGCAGGTTTCAAAAGTAATGAAACCAATTTGCGTAATCTTGGTTTAAAAGGAAGAAATGCCAATGGATTCAATCCGCATTTTAGTAAACAAGCAAGGCAAAACGTATTAAATGAAAATTATTCAGAAGAACATCCATCTAATATTGAAGAATTAACAAATGAATTAAGTTCTTTTGCTAAATATATCAATGAAAATGGTGCTGATAGCTTAAAATCATCAGATAAAACTAAAAACTTATTTGACTCAGATGATTTATCTTTACTTGGATTCTTAGAGCCAAAATCTGGAGCTGGTCCTAAAATACTCCAGTCATATCGTCTTTATCACGATCCAAATGCTTCAAATTTTGTTTCTGAAATTTTAGAATTATTAAATCAAGGGAAAACAGTTATCTTAGATTTAGGTAATGCCTCTGATAAAATTAGAAGATATTTTGCTGATATGCTCTCTAAATCAGTTTTTTCAGCCCAAGAGCAGAAATTCGTTTCTAATAATTTAAATAACTCGTATGTACAGCTTTACTTTGAAGAGGCTCACAACCTTTTCCCACCAGACTCAAAAGATTTAACTGGTGTTTATGCCCGTTTTGCCAAAGAAGGGGCTAAATTTCATATTGGGATGGTATATTCAACTCAATCGCCATCAACAATAAATAAGGATCTTCTTGCTCAAACAGAAAACTTTTTTATTGGACATTTATCAAGTCAAGATGAAGCAAAATCGCTGTCTAGAGTACAAATCGCATTTTCTGGTTTGGAACAAGATATATTAAGAGCTAAGACTCCTGGTTATATGCGAATGCTTACATTATCCCATCGATTTGTAATTCCTGTTCAAGCTAAAAAATTTGATTTGAACAAATAAGGAGGTACTCTCTATGGCTTTGCAAGCTTCAACAAATCTACCACACGAACCTGCTTCAAAACTTGGACATCTCAATGTTATTCAGAGTAAATGGGTTAAGTCACTAATTGAAAATTTTGAAAATATTGAATTCGATCTAAGTGAAGATATAACTTCGTATTGGAATGAATTTAACTCATTAGAAGAACCTTTAACCCATATATGGGCTACAGATGGCTCTTACGTCTCTGTAAAATCCAACGGTTCAAAGCCGAATAAAGAAGTAGTATTTGTTAAAACTGCACTGTTAAGTGTAGATAAATTTAAATTAGATCAGATTGATAAAGAATTTCCGCACCCTCTTTTATTACAAGATATTATGAGCGAAAGTGCTGTTTTTCACGCTACTGTATTTCCATTAAGTAATGTAAAAACATCTTATGGTAATAATTATGATTCAATTCGGAATATTATTAATGATTCCTTAAAAATTGATCAAAATGGTGCATTCTTTGAAACACTCAAATGGATTGCATATAAGAAGTGGTTAAACGCGAAAAATTCTTCACCCGCATTTAGTTGCCCACACTGTCAAAGTCAAATTGTAAATGGATTACCTTATGACACAGATGAAGGTGACTGTGATACCTGTGGCAACATAGTTTTTCTAAGTGATATGATAGGGTTTCATCTTGATATGGATGAGGATACAGCCCCTGAAGCAATTGCATCTGCATATATGCTCATCATGGAACTCCTAATGATATTTACTGCAGTAAGGCTCCTGTGGACGCATTCGGATGAATCTCTTGTTAGTAATACTTTATTCATTAAAGACGGGCCACTAACACTAAGAAGCCAATACTCTAAACTTGTGCCGAATATCAGAGATTTTCTTCAATTCGCAAAAAATATTCGAAGACCGATACACATCATTGGACAAGAAAAGTCTGGTATATTTTTTGATCATCTTGAGGTAGTTTCAAAGCAAGTTAAACCTCTAGAATTAAATGATCAGGTACATTTTTGTGTTTTAACTCATGATTATGTACGTAAAGATGTCTATCGCTCTCCTGATTTAAATAATCCTTATGGACTTAGAACAAATTGGGGAGAAAAAGTTTATGTTAAACTCGATCCAAATACTTGCATGGTACTGAATATTCCAACTGGAGATTATGATCCCTCTAAAAATTTTCCAACTGAGAATGATTTGATTGGTTTAAAGAGGATCTTATCTACATTACCAAGTTTAATAAGTCGCAAATACTCAGGTGCTCTATATCCGATCGAACTTGCAAATGGAATTGCCTCAATGTCAAGTTATCCTTCTGCAAAAATACTTCAAAAATTTATTGATACTTAGAATTCCATCACAATTAAATTACTTAGAAAACCCACTTATTGAAGTGGGTTTTTTATTTAATCTCGATAAAGTGATAGCACAAACCGAACTATTAGTTCTTGACTAAATTGAACCAATAGTTCATATTTGTTTCATACACAACAAAAAAAGCCCCTTCACTTTGGACGGCGACGGGGCTTTGCAATTAAGCGAGATAAGTATGAAACAAAAGCCTATACACAGTCAAACGACTCCTATTCTTTTTCAACATCCAACGGCGACTGATCTTCATCCATCAGTTTGGAAAGTCATATACATCAACCTCAAAGAATTTAGTCTCTTTGCCCTACTCGCCTTTTTACTTTGGTTGTTCATCCAATTTTGCTATGTAGTGGTTGGAGGGTAATCAAATGAGTAAATCTAAAAATCGTGGAAAAATATATCCAAATGATTCTTTGATTATGAGTCTAGCTGTTTGTGAACTTGGCACTGAAGAAAATCCAGAGCAATTTGCATTTCATTTGGCTGGCATGAAATCACCAATGATTATTTCCAAGAAAACTGGTAAACGTTTTATTTTGCCTTTAGAAGACCTTGTTGCTATGGCAATTGAGGCTGGTATTGAATCGGAGGCAACACCAAATGGCGACTAATATTAAACGAATTAAACTTACTATCTTTGCTAAAAATTATTGGACAGATGAAGAGTCTCGACCATGCCGTGCAACACTCATTAGCCACATTCAACGTGGTTGGTTGAGTGGAAAGAAAATAGGCACACATTGGTATATCGAATGCACTTCATGGGGTGTTCCTCTCTACTACAACAGCGAGACACCTAAAATTGCATTGGAGTCTCCACCTGTAACAGGCAATCCGATCGCAGATCGAATATTAGCTGAGATATGACATGACACCACGACCACGCGGAACAGGGAGTCTCGACCTCCCACCCCATGTCGAGATTGATAAAAAGTCGAATGGTACGATCTACTACCGTTATATGTTGCCAAATGGACAACGCAAATCACTCGGCAAAGACCGTAATGAAGCTATCGTCGCGGCGATGGCTTTAAATGCGGCATTGGATAGACATCCTGATATCGTTGCAAAAATACTAGCGACCAATCATAAAATCACAACCAACATTCCAAGCTTTGAAGATGGCTTAAAAGAGTTCCTACAACTGCGACTCTCTGAAAAGACCTATGCCAAATCAACATTGACCATTATCAATGCCAACTGCGATAAATACATCGATACTTGGGGCTCGATCTATTGCAATGAAATCACTTTAAATATGTTGGCCACTTTTCTAAAAGAACAAACGCAGTTCCAAGCAGAAAAGCATCGTTCTTTGCTGATGGACATATTTAAATACTTTGTGGCAAATGGTTGGGCAAATGACAACATTGCCGAGAAAACCCTAAAACCGATTCGACCGAAGAAAACACGGCAAAGACTAAGTAATGAAACACTTGCTCAAATACGCGCAGTTAGTCCGGATTGGTTGAAGTATGCAATCGACTTGGCTTTGCATTCCACTCAACGCCGTGGCGATCTGGTGGCATTGTTACGCACGGCGGTGAATGTGAAAGAAAATACCTTTACCGTGTTACAGCACAAGTCATTAAATTATGACAAGCCGATCTATATCGAAGTGGATATGCATCCTGAACTGGCGGAAGCTGTGGTGAAGTGTCTTGAAAATTCATTTCGTTTAAACTGCCCTTATCTCATCGCCACTCGACCTGATCGGATCACGGCGCATAACCGAGCTGTGAAGTTACATGCATTTGCTGTGACTGAAGATCACCTCACGAAGCAATTCCAAAAGTATCGGGATTTGTCGGGTGCATGTGATCACTTAGAGCCGAGACAAAGACCATCTTTTCATGATCTACGTGCGTTGGGTATTTTCAATATTACCGAGAAATATGGCAAAGCTTATGCTCAGGCATTGGCTGGTCATGCCACTGAAAAAATGACGGATCACTACCTACAAGGACATGAAGAACCGAAACCAGAGCGGATTAGCTACCGTTAGTCATACCAATAAAGCTGATGCTTTCACAACGTGAATCATCAGCTTTGGTACATTTAACCCAATTTAAAAATTTGTATAATCACCATTTTGTTAAATGGAGCGAAGGAGAAGATGCTTTGTAAGTATATAATTAAATAAAAAATTACTTATAATTCTTTTACAATCAAGAAATTTTCAACAACATTACTATGTCTGAATTAAATGATATTGAATCTATAATTGCTGCTTTTAGAGATTTTATAGAAATTGCAGAAAAAAATGATTTTATTCGAGATCATGATGCTAGATTCACCAATCTAAGATCCTCAGTAAAAAATAAATCAAGTCGTCTTAAGCCCCCACTTAATGTAATAGCTCCAAAACTATACTATATAGCAGATCATTCCTTTTATTGTATTGAGCTATTTGAGTATAAATATTACCTGCTTGTAAAGGCTATGCTGAATGGAATTATTGAAAACAATCCATTGTCTTTAGCAAACAACTGTCGTTCACTTTTAGAGCAAGTTGCTACATTAGCCTGTTGTATGAATGCTGTTGAAAAGATGCTTGATGAATTAAAAGGTCAAGGGGATTTAGATAAGATTAATAAAATAATTTCAAATGCAGAATTAATGTTAAAAAGAACATATTCAGGAAAGGGAGGAAAGAATTTAGACAAAGAGGAGTTAAAAGCAATTCATGTTAATACAGCAATAAAAGCTTTAGAGGATAGCGTGAAGGATGCCAGTGATGCTTATGATTATCTTTGTGAATTTGTTCATCCAAATCATGGGAATAATCTTTTAGTTTCTACAGGTGAAATTGGTAAAGGAAAAATAGGGAGCCGGAGTAATTCTGATGCAATAATATTAAAAATCTCAAAGATTGGACTTAATCTTTTATTATTTAACAAAACTCATAATGAGATAAAATATCCTAGTTTAACTTGGGAGACTCATCATCTTGTAGAGCTGTGTTTCACTAGAGGAGCAAAAATCACTAATGTATTCTCAAAAAAAATGGCTATGCCTGAAGGTGATGGTAAAACAAAAGAAACTGCTTTTTTCTTTAAAAAGGCTAGAACTAGTCAGGAAGCTATGAAGTTAACCTACGACTATTTAATAGAGCATGGGTATAATCCAAATCCAACAGATGGAAGAAGAGTTAATGGTGGAGTTACTACAGAAGAAGGCAAGATTTATCTTTATGATAAGTGGACTACAGTAGACGGTCCTATCTGGTTTAAGATCCCATCTTATAGAGGTATTTGACGTGATTTTTAACTTTATGCTATCACTTTCTATAGTTTTCCTAAATTTAACTTATGTTCATCTTAAGCCTTGATCTAAATCAAGGCTTTTTCATTTCGTATATAAAATTTTATATATCATGTATTTAAATCTAAAAACCAAGTTATACTTTCTATTTCAATTAATATTAATGATACTGTCCATGTTCCAGCCATCAGTGTTGGACTTAATAGCCAATATCCCTTTGCTATGGTTAGTGGCAAAGTGCTTAGTAAAACAAATTCAAAAAAGAAAAAAATGTCCAAATGAAATAAGAATAGCTGTCTAAGTAGTTATTGATTTAGCTACCGTTAATAATTCATTTTAAATTTAAATAGGCGAGTTTTCCACATTGGGGAATTACGCCATTCCCCGAAAATACCCCTAAAATCCCCGAAAACAAAAAAGCCCACTTTTTGAGTGGGCTTTAATATACTGTTTTCACAGTAAATCTTGGTAGGTATAAGCAATACCAAAATAACACCTAAATTACTGATATAAATAAATTAATAAACATAAATTATTTTAATGATACAAGTGGTGATACAAAAAAATTGGCGCTGACCTAGCACTAAAACTCATCACTTCTTCAAAATCCTACTTATTTATTATCATCTAACTTTCAACCATACAGCTATTCATCGTCTTGCATCCATACTTGGCACTTTAACGAATAGAGTTTCAAATACCAATAAAATTTTGAGGTTACTGATTTCTGAGGTTACATAGTTATTTATCTCTTTGCTTTACGTAGCTTTACGCGATGGATAATTGAAAAAGCTAAAACCCTTATGGCGCATGGTGTGCAGCGTATTTTATATAAATCACGTTTTTGTTGTACGTAGCTGTACAGATTTACTTGGACAAAAGTTCATTTTCACAATTCTTTTAAAAAGCCCGATAGTGCTTGCTCTATAGAACTTTCAGTAGTATTTGAAAGAGGTTTAAAAAATAGAGCCGTCCAAGTAAATTACACCAGTCTTGTACAACAATATACACAGCTCTTTTTTCCACTCTTCTTAGATGTATAGACTTACTTAGACAAATTAGTGGAAATAGCACATTGCTCTTGATAAGATTTAAAGCCCAACCAAGTTTTTGTGATGAAACGGATTTATTTTTCTTGGTGTACATTGCTAAAATCCAAATTGATCAAAGTAGAGCTAACCAACGATGTATATGGCTTCGAGATTATTAAAAGGTCTTTCCACTTGAGGCTTATCAAGGTAATCAAATAAATGTTATGAACAATTATTTCAATAACTTAATATCCACCTCCAATACTAATTGAGTCCTGTATACAATTGGATTAAAAATGATTGATGAAAAATATATAGAAAAACTTAATTCCTTTTTGAAAGATGACTTTGAGAAAGATTTATTCTTTGCGGCTAGGAAAAACTTGGATGCGGAATACCATTCCTTAACCTTCAATAATTTCGCCTATGCAATGCGAGAATTAATAAGGCATCTATTACATAGATCTGCACCAAATGAAGAAATACTTCAGTGTACTTGGTATAAATATGACTCTACATCTAAATCTGGAATAACTCGTAGACAAAGGCTTCAATACATGATTCATGGAGGCTTAGGGGCATATTTATTACAAAAATTAGATTTAGCGCAAGTAATTAATGATGCATGTGACAATCTACTATCCCAGCAAAAAAGGTTAGATTCCTTCACACATATTGGACCCAAAACATTTGGAATATCATTAGACGAGTCAGAAAAATTAGCTGAAGAATGCATCGAGGCTGTGATAGAAATCATATCTATTATTGATCAAATCAAACAAGCTGTATTTGAAAAAATCGAAGATACTCTAGATTCTCACTTATTAGAATCCACTATTTTTGAGTCTTGTGAAGAAATTGAAATTTTAGCAAATAGAGCTTCTATCGAAGAATTGTATGTAGAGGGTTTTGATGACATAAAGATACTATCTAATAAAGTAATTTTTATTGTCAATGGTACAGCTAATTGTCATTTCGAATATGGATCTAGAAAAGAATGGAACGAAGGTGATGGAACCGTAATAAAGCCATCATTTCCATTTCAGGCAAAAGTTTCAGTTATAATTCAACAACCTTTTGGAGAAGAGATAATAGTGCATAGAGTTGGCATTAATACAGATAGTTGGTATGAATGACATTCCAATCCTTTAGATATAAATATGGTTTTGAAAAATAGGTGAACTATTTTTAATGAAAGATTATTTATCAATCATATGGTGGAATACTAGCCTTTCACCGCCCATGAGTTCAAAACGAAATTTAGCTTCACAGGTTAAAAAAGAATGTATTGCAACTGTTTTAAAAAAATTTATGGACATGAAATATGACTTTATATGCTTAGGTGAAGTCAGCATCGAAGATATAAGCTATATTTCAAGCTATTTGAATTTAAAAAAGACTGAATACAATTATGCTATTGGGGCACAGAAACGAGGTCGTTTATATTTTGATACGGCTATTTTTTATAAAAAAAATCATCAATTGATTAAGTACAATAGGGATGATTGTCAATTTGCAACCATGGGGCTTGGTAGCCGTAATTTAAAAATCTTTGAAAGGTATGAGTTCATACATTCTGAATTTGGTAATTTACTCTCACTGTATTTGTCTCACTGGCCAAGTAGATTACAAGATAACAGTTTAAATACAGCTACAATTTCAGCGCGCTTAAGGTTTGAAGTTGAAAAAGATCTTGATAATAATAAGGAAATTATCATGATGGGTGATTACAATGTTGAGCCTTTTAGTGATGAGATGGTTCATCATTTACAGTCATCAAGAGATAGAGATATTGTCTTAAAAAAATCAAATATCTTTTATAATCCATGCTGGAAGTTCTTACCTTTAGATGCAAATGTAAGAGTTAAGGGTACTTACAATTACACTGAAGGCAATTTTCATACTTGGTGTGTAATAGATCAAATATTAATTTCAAGTTCTTTCTTGAAAAATCAGTGGTCTTTTGATGATAGTTTAACTTCCATTATTGACTTGAATACACTATTTAAATCAGATGAAGAATTTAAAAATCCTTCTGACCATTGGCCATTAAGCACTTTAATTACGAGGATAAATTAATATGTCTAATTCTTTAGAGAATAGTTTGTTTGGCCAAGCCTTAAAGGCTGGTTTACAAGCTTCAGAAAATAAATCAAAAAATTTATCATCCATTAATGAGATTATTGAAAAATTAAAATTAGAAATATCTCAAGCTACTAATAATCAAATCTCAATTCAATATAAATCACCTGCAAAGCGAAATCATTTAGCAGCCTTTGGTGTTTTAGGTAGTGCGCTCAGTTCATTAGAGATTAATGATAAACCCAAGGATGAAAAGCCAAAAGATAAGGCTATATATGCTGTCAATTTGGAAGGTGATGAAGAGTTACTTTCGATCGTTGAAATAGGTAGCGAAGGATACCCTTGTACAATTTTTCTAGATGGGAATAAGTTGATTGCTTTAGATAAAATGTCTTTTGAAAGTAATTTATCTGAATTAATTTCTTCTGCTACTATCGGTGATAAGTTCCAAAGGCTCCTCAATGCACTAAATAATGAATAAATTTAAAAGATGAAGCCCCTTTTTTATAGGAGCTAATAAGTACCAAAGCAACTGTAACATATCAGCCCTAATCTCTGTTACTTACTGATCTGGTGCTTAGATACAATATTAAGATCCAAATACAATTTTTCTCGTGAGAATTTCTTTAATCTGGAGCTAACCAAGCATTCAATGGGCCCACATACTTATTGATTCCATATGTAAATGATTCTTGGTGATAGGGTGCTCCTTGATAGAGAATATAATCATTTGTTACTTCCAACTCTTTATAAACTTTATTATCTGTAGCACAACTATACAATAGAGCTACACCAATTTCCTTGCCAAGCTTTGATGCTCTTACTGTTATATATTCACCAGATTTAACAGGTTGCCCAAAAGAATGACATTGCCATCCATTTTCTCTAAGACTTTTAACTATTTCATCATTCATTTTAGTTGATAAAGTTGCAGAACGACTTAACCAACCATCATCTGAAGCTGTTGGGTTGAAAGGTAAGCACCCATTGATTTGTAATTGCTGCAAAAGAGTATTTTTGATGGCTTGTAACTTTAAACAAGCAAAAACATCGTTACGAAAAGATTCTGATCTTATATCTGGAGTTGGTGGGAAAATTGATAATTTAGACTCTTTGATTGCAAAACATTCAATAAATGCCAATGCTTGAATTAGGCCCATGGCGCGAAAAAAATTAGACTGATTTTGCCAAATTTCAGATTTAGCATGAGCAAAAAAATGTCGATTAAATCCTGAAGTATTTTGGTAGTTTTCGGTATTCTCATAAAAACTATTTTTAAGCCAATTTCCTATTAGTTCAATAATTCTAATACGCTCATTCATTACTTTCAGCACATCATCTTGAACATACTCTTCGGGAATCCAATCTGAACCTAATATATGATCATGTTTTATATTCTCTTTAGCACGTTTTATGCATCGATCAACTTTAGTTTTTAAATCAAGATTCTTAAAAGAATCCTCAATGATAGTATTTAAAATATCTTCGATCATCGGAATTAAGGATGCTATAGAAACTACTCTCATTCCGCTATAAAAAGCTAAAATTGATTCTTTAATTAATGGTACATGCTTTGATATAGCTATTGAGTCTGAAAAAGTTTGTACAGTGATAGGAATAATGTTGGAGAAATTATATACAGTTGGGAAAAACTCTTGAAAACGTTTTTGTAACTCCTCTTTAGGCAAAAACTCGTGGTAACCAATTTTCAAATTAGCTACTTTGAAGCCTTCACCTATTTGTTCTCGATTCATAAAGACTGGTGGGAACCAGTCTACTTTAGCCCAGAATTCTTCTTGCTTTTGGAATGGTATAATATTGTTCTGATAAATTTGAATTTCTGATATTTTCTGTCGAGGTAATAAAGTTGTTACATTATTTACAATTGTAATCTTAATTGCTGGAATGCTAAGGTTAAAACCAAAAGTACATTCTTCAATCTCAATTATCTCTACCCCCCTTTTTATACAACATATACGTATCTCTTCAAGGGTAACCGTTGACATTCTATTTTGATTGTTAAATTTACACCAAATTCCCTTAACTTCTCTTAATTGCTGTTCTGACATAACTAACCTTACTATAAAAGTTGAGCTTATTAATTTAAGCTAAACCTGCTAAGTGAATTTAAGAATAGCACTTTAACTTTAGCAAACCCTTGACCTTTTTAAATGCAAATCCATAATAAAACTCATTAAATTACATATACTTAAATAATAAATATAAAAATTATTTAAATTTTTCATGAGGAGGATCCACATCAAAATAAATATTAGTTATTTCGCGTTTTAAAGGATTTCCAAAAAACGTATGGATTATTCTAAGTTTATCATGATCATAAGTAAGATTACCTATTAAACATTGTTCAGCAATTTTTGGGTTGTATTCGTATAGTGCTGCAAAATTTCTTTTGGTCCAAATTAAAACCACTTTATGTAAGGCCTTGACATCACGATAACTGGAACCCATATTATTGATTTTCAGGCCAAAAACATATAAACAGAATCCTAAAATAGCAGCCCCTTGGAAATTAGGAAACTCATCCATTTTTAAAATTTCATTATATATAATTCTGCGTAATTTAAATTTAAAAACTCGCCCAACATACGAGTTAAAACTATGAGAGACAAAGAATTCACTCCAAATAGTATTGTGATGAATCCCCCAAAGTTCAGTAGATGAACCTTTGATAAAAGATGCTTTACATATTATATCGAACAACATATTTACCAGGTAGTCATAAATTGTTCTATCAATATAATTTCCTTTATCTAAACTACGAAATTCGATTCGTTCATTTGTTCTCTTTTCCTCAAGCAACTTTAGAAATTTCTCTATAAAACTAATTACTACTCTTAATCGCTGATAAGTATCATTCTCCCCAATATTGGTAACACCATTCAACTTATATAAATCACTAACCGCCATCTCCAAATTATGCATTGCACGATAAATTGTATGATAATGATTTATAAATCTTTTCTCTAACAGATTTTCTAAGGTTATTAACAATACTCGACTATAGGCATCCCATTGCTCTGCATCCCACTTAAAGAGTGGTGTATCAAACATAGTACCTATACTTTCTACCAGATCAAAGTTTGAAAATACAGCATATGTAATAGGCTTTGTCTCCCCTATTAACCCAGAGTCATGCCATTCAGCTTCATGATATATAAATGAGTCCTTATTACTTATTGCTTCATTTACAATATTTCTAGAAAAAATTGGTATATTTACTTTATATTTATTTTGAATTGTAACTTCTTCAAAAAAAGCTAAAGCTGTAATAGGTGATGATTCAATAATTACCTTACAAAATCTTTTATCAGCAATTAAATCCAATAAATTATGTGCATACAACTCCACATTAGTTATATTTTCTCCTCTCCCCACATTTTCACTTTCTTGAAAGCGACCTCGTTCAGGCGCGTATTTTATAATTTTTGAGGCAGAGTAAGTAAGCTCATCAGCGATTACAGCTAAATTAGTCGACACACCTTCAACGATATATTTATAAATGGTATTAACATAACGTTTTGAATTTAATTTACTAAATATAGGAGGTCTGATAAAAGCAAACCAAATCCATATTAAAAAAGTAGCTAAAAATGTAATAGCTAAAAATGCTTGCCAGATTGCAGAGGTTATCAAGGTTTGGCTGAGGACTAACCATTCAGATGCACGCCACAAATCTGTAAGGATGGTAAAAATTCCAATAAAAGTAACTACAGAAAAAGTAATCATCTGCAAAGGCAAAGGTGCCACTTTAATTCTAAAGTGATAACGAACATCAGCAATTGTCCATGCTAAGATCATTAAAGCTAGTCCTGCTAAAAATTCGGAAAAGCCAAAAAATTTAGGGTCAGTTGCACTTAAAGGTGAGAAACAAATCCCATAGAAGCATTTTTCAATCAATTTTTCATCCCAAGTATCTAAAACCATATTTAAATTTTTAGATACTTATCTGTTATTCTCGCTTTATCATATACGTTTTATATAAATCTAGAAGAAAAATTCTTCCTACGATTCGTTTCTTATTTGAATTATAAGTTTATACTGTAATGTATAGCCACACCCAAACACAAATGGATAAAAATGTACAAAAACAATGATTTAATAAGCACAAAAGATAATAAAATTAAAAAAATAAGGACTCTTGATCAAGAGACTTTAATAAAAATAAATAAAGCCGAAGAAGAGTTGTTTAATTTTGATCAAGACTTCAGCCTTCTACAATGTGTCATGGATAACTATGAGTCTTTTCAATCTGACTTAGAGTTTTACTTAAAAAATAGTTCATCAACTGGAAATATTTTAGATTCGAAAAATTTTTCGAAGTTAATTAGGATTACAAATAAATGGTTATTAAACATTCTTTCTTCTTTTAAAGCAATGATTGAACATTTAGAAACTCGAATTAAAAGAAATTTTGGTAAAGACTCTATTGAATGTAAAGAACTAAAAAAAATTTTAAGTAGAGAATATGATACAGAATTTTCTTATGCCTTTTCATATAAGTTAAGAAACTATATTCAACATTGTGGTATGCCAAAATTAAGTTTTAATATAAATCAAGAAATGAATAACTCAAATGAAATAGAACTATCATTAGAAATAAATTTAGATAAAGAAAGCCTTTTAGCCAGTTTTGAAGCATGGACTACTGTAAAACCTAGATTAATGGACCAAGATTGTAAGATTTGTCTTTTGGCTACACTTGAGAACCTAATGAACTCCTTGGTTATGATATTAATTGATATAAAAGATTTAATAGGGTATGAAAAAGCCAAAAATGCAAAACTATTTATATTAGAGCTAATCAATGAAGAAAAAAGCTATATAGATCAAGATTATGGCATCTGTAGGAATATTGAGCATTCTGGCAAAGAATTAAATTTTCAATTTCGCATACTTAAAACAACTTTACTAAATAGTGTAAATTCTTTCGAAGATTTAATTGAAGAATACCTCAAAATTTAAATAATATACTCTTTAAACTTATATATTATTAATAATAAACCATTTTTTAGGGGTCAGATATGAATAGTAACGATTTTGTTAATAGCTATAGGAAACAAGTAGAGCGAGGTTTTATGTTTGAAGACTTAATCAAAGACTTGTTAATCAAACTCGGCCATGAAAATGTAAAGCAAAATGTCAATATATCAACCAAAGAGTCAGCAGACATTTTATTTGGTGAATTCGACAACTTAAGTATCGTTGAAATAAAAGCTTATCGTCCTTTAACTAAACCATCTATGCAAGTCATCGAGGAAGCAGTTAAACGACTTCAAAGTTTTTTAGAATCATCTGATAAGTTTAAAAGTGGTATTTTAGCCATCTCAACAAATCTAAATTATGAAATTCATAAGGAAATCTACCCAAAAATAACGATATGGGACTTAGATAAGATCCTTAGTATAGCTAAAGAATTCCCAGACATTCATAATAAAATAGTTGATCTTTTTGAACTTGACCCTTCTCATAAAATTGCCGGTGAAAAAACAAATGATTTGCTTGTAGCAAAACAAATCATTGAAAAAATCTCATTAATTTCTGAAGGCAGAGAAGATGCTTCAAGATTTGAAGACTGGTGCATCGAAGCTTTAAAGTATTTATTTTTTGAATACTTAACTGGGTGGCAAGAACAAAGTTCAACAACAGATGGTTTACAGCGACGAGATCTTGTATGTCGGGTAAAAGACTCTCAAACAGAGGTTTGGCAATTTATTTCACATACCCTAAGAAGCAGATATATAGTATTTGAATTTAAGAACTATAAAGATGAAATTACACAGAGAGAAATCATAACTACTGAGCGTTACTTATATCCCATGGCTTTACGCAATTGTTGCTTTATAATCTCTCGAAAAGGAGTCTCCTCTTCTGCACAGACTGTTATTGATGGTGCAATGAGAGAGCATGGAAAGCTTATCATCTCTTTATCTGAACAAGACTTGATTAAACTTTTAAATTGGAAAGATAAGGGTGATGATCCAAATGTTTACCTTTTTGATAAAATTGATAATTTTTTAATGGGATTAAACAGATAATATCAAATCTTAATTGTATTAGCTCAAACCTGAGCTGACAGTTTCAATTAAATATCTTTAACTACCAGATCTGATTTGAGCTAATACACCGAAGTTTTAAATTACTTGCGAACATATTCTGGAAAAGATTTCAACAAATCAGCACAGATTGCCTTGCGACCTTGCTTAGATTCATTCCTATCAAATTCTCTCATACCAAACTTTAATACTTCAGTTCCACGCTTATCCCCCAATTCATGTTCAAAGCATTTTCTAGAGTCATCAATGAGTTCTTGATTGTATTCACTATAACCACATTGAAGTTGAGCTCTACTCAACAGACCATGAATAGAAACTATTTGTTCACAATAAGTTGGCTGATCGCCGTTTGCTGGCTTTAGGGCTTCTTTATTAGCAAAAACTGGGCTACAAGAAAAATATGCCAGACAGCCAAGTATTAAAAAATTCTTCACCTTATTACCTCTTTCATTTAATTAATGTCATTTTTTAAAATTAGCTTTGTGAACCAAATTGATAATTACCTAAATTGGTTTTTACTACTATTTCACGAACCATTTGGGCATCACAATTCCCAATAGATAACTCTGTATATTCCCCAAATTTCAAAGTAGTTGGAAGTTTATTATTTTTAGCATATTCTGAAAGTCTGCATTTATTACCTCTATTTAAAATAACATCATATATAGTCACTTCGTTATTAGACACTGCTTGTATAACAATATTGTATGTTTCTTTATCATAGAGTGAAGTAGCATAAGTATTAATACTAAATTTAACTCCAATTGGCTGACCTTCTCCAAGATTATTCGAAAAATTTCCTTGATCTGAATTATTTTCATCATCTACTCCTTCATCTCTAAAATCAGGATCATCCTCCCATGTTGAACTTTGAGTCACATAACTGCTTGCTTCAGTCGAATTATCTTCACTATGGTTTTCTATAGGTCTATTAGCTGATAATTGTTTAATATTTTCTTGTTCCATATGATCCTGATTTTTTAAGTCATATTTATTTAAAATTTTTGCACCAACAATCATAATAAAAATTACACTTGATACTACTGAGAACCATGCTTTATAGCTCCCTTTAACTTCATTTTTAACATAGCCAGACTTGATAAAACCATTTACTTCATCACTAATTAATAAAATTAGCGTATAAATATCTACCAATATAGATAATAGGTATAGCGATCCTTGAAAAATTGAGTAATGATCAACTATTAGTGAAAATACATATGCCAATATACCTAGTACTAACAATAGAATTAAAGAGAATCTTGCTATATTTTTTCTTTTTGATAAAAAATAAATTAAAGTAAAAAATATTAAGCCTATAATGATATTAGCTATTAATATCGCTAAAATTGATACTCCACTTGATTCATTTTTTAAGCCCGCCTGATCAAGAAATGATATGAGTAAAGAAAAAAATAAAGAGAACAAAGTAAGTGTCGTTATCTTTTGAATAAACAATGGAGTGTTTTTAATCATGTCTTCCCCAAGCGAACAGGCTAAACCACAAACGTAATCAAAGTTTACATATTTACGTAATTTCAATCAATAGTTACGTAAATATTAGTTAAGCTGCTTATTTTGAGGAGATGAAAAATGATGATGATGAAAAAACCTTATTTGCAAAGCGCTTAACTTTAGCAATGCGATCAAAAGGCTATGAAGCAAAAGCTTCAGTTCTAGAAAGAGAGTTCAATTTGAACTACTCTGGTAAACCGATGACTCTGCACGGCGTACGTAAATGGCTTATAGGTGAAGCAATACCATCTGGTGATAAATTATTAACATTGGCAAAATGGTTAGAAGTGCCTCCTGAAGAACTGGTCTTTGAAAAAAATATCCAAAAAGCAATAAAAGAACGTGATCAGTTGTGGCAAAAAGAATTAGGCTATAGAGATAAAGATGTATTTGAAGCTTATCTCAAACTTTCAGCATCGCATAAAAAAATTATTAGAGATATGATCATCGCTTTATCTGATAAGTAACCGATTATGATTAATATAATTTTTAGAAAGGAAGCAAGATATTCAAAATATCTTGCTTTCTTCATCTTATTAAATTAATTGAACTGAATTAGTTAATTTATTACCCCACCACTCTTCAATCGCATTCATATCAAAATATACTGCTGCCTGTCTGGTATTACCCTCTTTAATTGGACGAGGAAAAGTATCATCTTCTATTATTAGTTTTCTTAACTTATCTGCTTTTATTGAAAGTATATAACATACTTCTTTTTTTGTTATTCTTATTTTTCTCATTATTTAATACCTCTATTTATAAGCTTTTAATATCTATGTTATATTCTTCTAAAAATCTTTTTCTTTTTCTGTTAATAGTTGATTTAGAAAAAAGATTTTCATAGTCACCATTGATAACACAATTGTAAAACTTTCTATCACTATTATCAGTGATACTATTATTTGAATTTTTTAGTTCTATTGTTGGAATACGAGTTTTCTCAAACAAGTTACTAAAAAAAATATCAATACTTTTAAAATCTAACCATTGATGACCAAACCTCAGGTCCCATGTCGAAAGTTGTTTTGAATGAATTCTTATTTCTTGACGAATCATTAAATCTGCTAAAGCTTTTAACTCTCTGCTTGTCTTAGATTTCTTTGCATTTACTTCAACTTCACGTCCCTTGTAATAATTACAAATATGCCAACGCTTAGAGCCAAGGCCAAAATAGATACCATTTTCAAATATTGCTTTTTCTTTATGCGTATAAGTAGCATTTTTCTTAAGATGAGATAAATATTGCAAAGCATTTTGCTTACTTTCGAAAACTATATCTCTCTTAATATCAATATTATGAATTCTAAATTGACCGAGCCTAATAGCTTCTAACTGTTTATCTGTTGGTTGAACTAAATTCATATGTTTTAATTTATCTATTGTTTTTAAAATTAAATCAATTATATCACTGTTGCCTGTCACATTATGGCCATACAAAAATTTGTATAGATTGCCAGAAAGCTTTAAACCTGTGCTAGTTTCATCTTTTGTGCAAAATGATTGAATCTTAATAACACTATCAAACTCAGAACTTACTTTCTTTGCTTTGTATGAAATAACTGCGTCATCAAAACTATATTTATCATTACTATAAATTTGATAACATGATGATATTTTTTTTGGATCATGATTAATTTCAATTTTAATAGATATTTTATCAATGTGTATTCTTTCTTTTTTCATAACAAGTTCTCTTTAGTTGGATGATTAATAATTAGTGATATAGTTTTAAATTATTCTTTATGACACAAATGTACTCTTAATATAGATATAAATTGATATTTAACTAAATTTCTCAACTTCAAAATTTATTATTTTTATTACTTAAACATAGTATTAGTAGAAATAAATTAATGACTCTATCACTCTGAGGTGGCGCATATTAATAGCACTTCTCATATTTGTCAAATTTTTCAAAAACCACTTTATTTATAATTATTTTTTATTTAATATTTTCTTGTTATTTACTTACAAAATTCTCAAGCGTATTTGCTACTTATTCACATAATTTAAAATTCACATTAAACTGTCTACCTATTCATCTTCATCATAAATGTATGCCCCATAGAAAACTAGTTTAGCTACTTCCCTCTCGTACTCTGCACAATCAAATACAACTTTGCCAATCTCGTTGAATACACTAATAGCAGAATCATGCCTATCTAATAGAAAAATCTTAGGTATATTCTTCATTAATGCCAACTTAGCTATCATACTCTGCGTTGGATAAAACAGCCCAAAGCCTGACCAGTTTCTTTCCGCCTGAATCAACACTATCTCATTTTCACCAGTTGATTCAGCCATTATTGATTCTGGATCAAGTACATTAATAATTTCTTCATGCTTATGAATATTCGATAATTCAACTTTTCGAATGCCATCACAAAGACTTAAATCATTAAAAAACAATTTCATATAAAAATACCTCAAAGCTATAGTTATAAAAACCCAGCCTAAACTAATGTTTGTTCTTCTAATAGTTGATCAACATAATCTGCCCACCATTGCATCATTCCAACACGTTCCTCAAGGTGCGATCCTTTATCATAAGCACCTTTTACGCCCTTTTTCGTATGGGCTAAACAAGCTTCAACGACTTGCTCTTTATCACTAAACTGATTGTTTAATGCAGTACTTGCAATATGCCTAAACCCATGAGGATTTTGACGACCTTTATATCCCATACGATTTAATGCCATATTAAAGGTGTTATCTGAGATAGGTTGACTTAGGCTATTTCGACCTGCAAATAATAAATCAGATTCCGATCGATATTGTTCTAACTCTTTTAACAATGTGATGGCTTGTCTAGGCAAAGGTACCGCATGAGTAATACCTTTTTTCATAATTTCAGCAGGCTTAATCCAAATTGCCTTTTCAAAATTAAATTGATCCCAAGTCGCAAAACGTAACTCTACAGGACGTGGAAATAATAAAGCCATCAATTCCAAGCCAATCGCCAATTTACGTTGGTGATGGTTACGAATATCTGAAATTAATTTTGGAAATTCATCAAGTTCTACAAATTTCATATTCCCACCAACGTTTCTATCTAAATGTTTAGTCATACCCTCAATCGGATTAAAATTTATTTTTGCTTGAAACTTAGCCCAGTCATAAGCATTACGGCAATATGATGTTAGTTTTTCAACTTGGGTATGGATGTTCAATTCACGTTGTAAGCCTTGAAAAAAATCAAACCATTCTTTTGGGGCAATTTCAGTGAAATTACGTTCACCAAATTTTGGAATGATATGGCGATTAATAGATTTTTGAGCCTTATCAAAAGTTGTTTCGCCCCATGCGGACTTTCTAGTATCTAACCACTCATTCATTAACTTATTAAACTTTTGACTCTCAATCTCTTGTTGCTGTTGTTTGATATTCTTCCTTGTTTCTAAAACTTCGCCGTTAGATAATTTTTCAAATAACTCATTTGCCTTACGTCTCGCTGCTGCACCACTGACACTAGGGTATCCACCAATTCCTTTCCATGTCCAGCTACCTACTTCATTTTTATATCTCAGTTGCCAGGATTTCTTACCTGTCTTTTGAACAACAAAATATAATCCCCCTGTATCAGGTTCACGATAATCTTTCCCTTCGGGTTCTAAATTCGCCAAAGTCGTATCAGACAAAGGTCTTTTTTTTATCGCATCTCGTTTCAT